GGTATATCTTCGGAATCACCTCTATCGGCGAACGTCTCGATTGTAGCCCTTGTAAAAGGGCCTCCGCGCAAGGCCTTCGGAGTCAGCTTGTGAAGAGCCTGATACAAATCCGCAAAAGCGGGATACTCATTAAGTGCATAGCACTTATTCAGTATGTTAGCACAATCGGCTATCGAATTAGGATACACGAAATCAAACGATTTTATGTACCCATATTCATCATGCCAATTGGCCCCGCAACTCTCTCGGAATGGTCCTTCAATAAAGGATTTATCCCGATTAACGACCCACCCTACTTCTTCAAGAAGTTCGATGAGACGAGGAGCACACTTCTGGTCGATGATGATATCATCCCCAAAAACTGTGGCGGTCGGATCAAGCACACGGCTGATTGCGGTCAATATCAAGGTCATGAGCTCAAATGTATACCCATTTCCCATAGAAGACATCTTTTTTGGGACGTGGTATTCATGATCACCACCTAAGAGTAAGAAACTCCTTGAGTGGTGAAGAGCTTCAAAAAGCTTCTTAGGCAATAGAAATTCAGATAGCGCGATAGTATTACTATCAGACGCGTTCTTTAAATCTATTGTAGCTTTTCGAGAGTCTCGAATAAGCATCTTATGTCTATCAGCTAAGGTATCTAAATCAATACCTATATGTTGAAGACAAGACCTTAAGAAGTTTCCTTGTTGACGCTGGACGAGAATGTTACCTAAGCTTTCAATGTTAATTGGCCGCCTTTTCTCATTGTTCTTAAAGACAGTCGAAAAACGACTGCCTCTAACGAAGTGAGTGATACGTTCCAATTTCCATTTAAAGATCTCAAAACCCGGGTCCTTTAAGGATCCAAAGTAACGCCAAAGGAGTCTTTCGGACTCTTTTCGACTATCTGAGATCTGCCGCTTTTGGTACCATTTGGTATATCTCCGACGAGCGGCTCTTTTAAGAGCTTTGTGATTGTACACCAATCTTGAAAACTCATCAAAGTTTTCAGGCGTACAAGACCATGTACCTCTTGACAGACGAGATTCAATACTATTGAGTCCTCGTGTAGGCAAGAAGGAAGACCCTTGCGGGAATTCCACGGCACTTCGTCGAAAGTCGCCTCGACACCACATTTGAATGAGGTGTCGGGCTTTATACCACTCGCCTGAAGGGCGGAGGATACGTGATGGAAGTTGAGAATCAAAGGAAATGAAATCTTCCCAAGCTTTAAGCTTGAGATCTTTCTCTTTCCCGTTGATGGGACGCTCGAATTTCTTTTGGAACCGCTTAATAGCAAATTCCTCAGGAAAAGAAGAAGGACTCCTAAAAGTCCAACTTGAGAGCAACCTTTGATAGGCACGGATAGTGCTTTGAAGAAGGTCCACGACATATCACCTCTTAGTAAAGGAACGCTTACGCGCTTCCAGATACTGGAGCTGTACTAGGTCGGAATCCCAACAACACATTCTCACTCATCCAAGTTGAAAACTTGGAGCTGAGATTACTTACCATCTCTTCGAGACGGTCCATAGACTCAGCGGAGCCAGAGACACGAATACGTACTGAGAGAGCATCATTAACAGAAATGCCACCAATAGTCAGAGGATGAAGATCATTCATCATGATTTCGGTGACATAATTAATGACGCGCTTCCCGTCGAGTGTCTTCGGGTTGGAGCTGGTCTTAAAGCGTACAGTGCAATCCGGGTCTTCCGGAAGTGCATATGTAACGCCATTGGATTGCTGTGAGTACAGCTGCAAAGTGGCTAAAGCCATTTTGAAAAGACCTCGTTAGAGTCTGGAGAAACGTACGAAGATCATTGCAAGGGAATCCAATAACCTTGACAAACTGAGGTTAGGATCCCATACAAACTTCGTATCAGTTGGGAGAAACAGCTTTCTTTCATACGAGTTCTCCTCATTGGTTTGAAGTAATATTTCATATCTCGATAAGTTACCGAGATTAAAGGGTCCGACAGGTGGAAAGAAACCGATTCCACAAACCGAATCCCCATTGAAATAATACGAAACTCTTGAATCGTACTCGTGATGGAAGTAAACTGAGATGTCTCTCTTAATCCTTATACTTGTCACGCCGTTGTATTCAAGGGCGCTCGAAGTAAAGGATTTCACCCAAGAGTCTACGACTGAATTAAGGTTAATAAACCATCGAACGACCAAACTGTATTTAAATACAGCTAAAGCGGTCGTCAGAGGGTTAATATTAATCAAGTCGGCGACTTTGGCAGCGGAACTGGCCCAACGACCTTTAACAGTAACTCTGTAAATGGTCGATTCGGAACCTACTTCGTAGAAGTAGTTACCGGAAGTTGGGAGAACACCGTCAAGTGAGAACGTAGGTTCGTAAGTTCTACGAATTGTACGGTACTTACCCTCGGAGTCAGAATGAAGCTTAAAAAGATCCTTGATGGAGTAGACGATAGGCATAATACCATATCGAAATTCCAACCAAGCTTTTGATACTTCCCTAGACTTCTCGGATGAAGACAGGCGTTCAATTTGTTGGAGGACCATTTTGAAATTGACCAGCAAATTATAAACCCTTCTTATAAGGGATGCTAAGGTCATGATGGTTTCCTTCAACTCATAAAGTTCCTCACCCAAATTGTATGCTTGAAAGAGGTTTTGATAAGCCTCTGACTTGATACGTTCCCAACGAGCATCTTTAAAATCAGATTTGATCTTAAAGAAGGGTGCTGTAGGAAATTGGGTGCGCCAATAGGTGAGATCACCTTGCTCGACATAGTTTATGCTAGCTGAATCATAACCATACCTTAGTTCACTACGTGAACAAAAGGGATCGCCATGACAAGCGGCAAGAACTATGGCAATCTGATGTTTATCCTTAGATGCAGAACCAATGAAGTTCTGTACTTTGGATTCACCAACAGACATAGGCGTCATCTTGATTTGTCCAGATTCCTTAATAAGGGACCATTCACCATCAGTAGGAGCTGAACGCCAACTATTCTCCACAATTGGAAAATATTCTGTTGGATCAGTTTCTACAACGGAGACGGTCTCTGTTACGGTATCCATTATAGTGTGATTCTTACAACCGCCGGTCTCAGTTAACGCAAAACGTAAAACCGAGGCTGTCGCTGTATCGGCTGCACTATAAGGGATGGACTTAAAGGTAGATGACATACAAGGATCTCAAAGAGGGGAAAAGCAAACCCGTTTCGGGCCCCGTGGACGAAAAGCCAC